TGGGGATCCCTCCTGGCATCTGCTGGTGTGATTGATCAAGCAGTTCAGGGGGTTGATCCTACAATCCTCGACTCGATTGATCCTGACCAACCGTATGGGGCCAAGATCTCGAACGGGATTGCTATCAATCGATACTCGATGGGCCTCACGGAGGCCCAATCTGATTCCCTCCTGGATGCTGAGGGCGTTTTCCAACTCAGGACGCCTCAATTCATGGAGGCTCCTCTGAACCCCGCAAACGATCCGACGTTCTCCGATGCCGTGACGTTTGCAGATACCAACGCCCTCTTGGCAGCCCGGAATGCTTGCCCCGCCTTGCGACCTTTCTACGATCAAGCAAAACAGGTAGAAGACGGCTCTTGGGTAATCCCATCCAAGGTAGCCAATGTCCTGTATGCCCTAAAAGAACAAGGTGGGATGAGGGGATCTTGTGACGATGGGGCTCCTGTGTTCTATCTAGGTAAAACGGATCTACAGAAAACCCCACCAAAGGGGAAAGTGATTTTCTGTAGGGGGCTTTTCGCCGCCGTGAATAACGGTCAGATTCTGTCCGAGGCGCTGTTCGCCCTCAGTGCCGCCGCATCTGCGATGCATCGGTCCCCGAAAGATGGTCAGTGGCTTACCTACAAACTCATGGACTCACTGACTGGTATCGAGGATTTCATGTGGTCCCTCCAGAATTGGATGGAGTCCATCAGGAACACGATGCAATCCATCGTGGATACCATTGTGAAGTACATCGAATTCCTTGAGGGACGTATCATTGAGATGCAGCAGTTCATTCGAAGAATCAATGACCTCATCCAGTCGATGATGGGCAACATCTTCTCGGTTCCGAAGTGCTCCGCCATGATGCTCTACTCGAATGGGACCGGGGGGATGCTGTCGGACTTCGTTTCGGCCAAGTACAAGCCATCCGATTCCCCCTTGGCTTTCGGTGCGGGGGTTGGAGTGGTTTTCCCCGTCCCTCTGGTGGGCCTGATTGGGGACATCCTTCTGGCGATTTTCAATACAGACGCTGAGGCTACAGACGGGATTGCCGGTCCATTGCCCCCGGCTGCTGTAATTCCAAACCCTCCGGTTGCGGTTGACCCAGTGGAACCAGATGTTTTGTAGAGGTGCAGCATGACCTTCGACAAAATGAGCGTTTGGCCTCGAGGTTATTTTCGGGCGTTCTCCTCCTGGTTACTCAAAAACCGAAGGGACGTCAGCAAAAAGATCGCCGTAATCGATGCCGAATTGAGGAGGATCGGGGAAATCACCGTCAAATACCGTACCTATGAGTCTGGGGGCAGTGTGTTGGCCTCCGAGGATAGAGTTGGGGTTTCAGTCACAAAGGGCTCCTCTTTGGGCCGTCTCGTTCAAGCCTACGTTGCCCAAGGGGGGAATCCTTTGGATATATCGCCCTTTGCCTATCCTTCAGGTACCGAAGTCGTATCTGTAGATCAGGAGGGGTTGGAGACCATCAAAGAGCAATATCCTCATGGTGGTATTGTGGCTCCAATATCTGTTGGTAACGATGCACCCCTCCCCATTCCTTTCGATCCCGAGAACCCCGATGATGAAAACGGGGACACCGGGTGGGGCGGCTCTCCAGGCGGCTACTTGAGGACAGATGCTTATTTCCCAGCCCGTCAAGGGGGTCGGATGCACAGAGGGGGAACTGACTTCAACATCATCATCAAGACGATGAATCAGGTTCGTGGTTGGGCCAACCAGGACATCAAAGAGAGACTTCAGAACATCGAATGGAACATCATCAAACTGTGTGATCTTCGGGAGCAGCTTCAAAAGGAAAAGGACGAAGTTCTCGCTCAAGCCCTTGGTAGTGGCGATTTCGAAGATTTCGGGGATCTCAACCCCAAGAGGTTCAACCCCGGCCTTCAGATCCAAGTGCTCGTTCAGGAGATGAACGAAATTCTTTTCAATACAGCAGAGGATGGCTCGATTCCTTCTTATGGTGAACCCAATGAGACCTTGAACTATTTGGGGTTCACTTTCACGGATGTTCCGTCTGAGTCCACTCGAGATGCGATGGGATGCTGATTTTGGTGTTCTGTTGATAGAGAATCACCCTGTGGGGATGCGGTAGGATTCATCGTGTCAAAGGACGCCCAGATTGCTTGGCCCTCGGTTCCTGAGATGGGGATCTATGCCATCAGATGCAAAATCACTGACCAGGTTTATGTAGGACAATCCCGTAGAATTCGAGGCCGCTGGGAAAATCACCTGGCAGATCTTAAAATGGGTAAGGGTTGCCCAAAGCTTCAGGTGGCATGGGATCAATATGGAAAGGAAGCTTTCGAGTTTTCAGTGTTGGAAGAGGTTTTTGATCTAGATATGTTGACTCCACGAGAGCAGTTTTACATCGACTCACTGAGGGCGGCTTCAGATGGGCTGAATACTCTTTTCAGAGTTGGTTTCCTGAAAGGCTACATCCCGTGTGACCTGACTAAACAGAGAATTGGGGCAGCTACCCGGAAAAGAGCTAAAGACCCCGAGTACGCTGCTCATATGTCAGAGGTCCTGAAAAAAGCCAGGGCTGAATCCAGTTATCGGCATACCCCCGAGCATTGTCAACGAATCAGCCTTGCTCAACGGGGGGTTCTTCGGGGGCCTTTGACCGAAGCGCATCGTTTGGCCATTGCAGTTGGTCATGCTGGTTTTGTACCAAAAGCTGCGATTGAATCCAATAAAGGAAGGCCCTGTAGCGAGGAAACCCGGAGTAAAATTGGACTTGCCAACAGGGGCCGTAAGTGGACACCTGAGCAAAGATCTCGGATAACGGGTAGAAAAGCCAGCTCTGAGACTTTGCAAAAGATGAGCGCTGCCCGTAAAGGGGTTCCATGGACCCCAGCCAGAAGGGAAGCTCAAAAATTGAAAAGGGGGGCATCTTGTGGCTAGAGATTTCTCTTTAGCTTGGCCCTGTCCTCATATGACTCTTGAGGAAGTGGTCGCATTGGACTCAGACCGGAGGTCTCTGTACACCCGTCAACCTATTGGGGGTCTAGGAACCGTTCGGATCACGGCAAACGATGATGTGGTCATCCCTCAAGGAGGACTTTTCTCAGCAGCTGAGGTCTACGGGTCCCAATCGGGACCTTTCGATGTTATCGAATTGGAGGATGTTCTTGCAGTGAGCACCTCCATCCTGTCCAAAGGAACCGATACCGCGCAATGGGATTTGTCCAAGACGGATTACTTCAAGTTCCCTCGCGGGACTCGTTACTCGTCTTCTGAGGTTGTTAAGCTCCTACAGAGGGGTCTAGCGGAAACTGACCCGACCAAGTGTTTAGCCCGGCCGGATGGGGGATCCAATGGGAATTCTCAAATCCTGGTCGGGTCTTCCAATGGGCACCTGACATTCACCAACACAACAGCGGTTGGGCCGGATGCCGTTGTTAGGATTGGGGGGACCGCAGCAGGTTCTCTTGGGTTCGCTGAGGATCAGCAACAAGTGGCTGTAGGGACGATGTTGTTCCCCCCTTGGGGGATTTACGACCGTCCCATCGAGAACAAGATCGATGCGACCTCGGTTAGTCGATATCCCAAGTTCTCGTACCCGGTGAAAACCAACCCTGTGTTCAAGGTGACTTACAGTGTTCCCCCGAATCGGTGTCTTCGATGCCGTGGGAGCTACATCGAGAACGATATTCGGTTTGATCCCACCGGACAAACCATCATGATTCAGGATGAGAACCTCCTCTATCAGGCTGCCCTGAAAATCATCCTGACGGATCGAGGGAGCAACCCTTACAACCCCTGGTATGGTACTCAACTTCGGTCTCGAATTGGATCCAAGGTCCTTGCGGGCGTTGCTGCAGTTATCAGTGAGGATGTTCGGCAGGCCCTCTCTCGTTTTCAGAATCTTCAGGAAGCTCAAGCCAAGTACCAAAGCATTTCGTACAAGGAACGTCTTTACGCTGTGCTTGCCGTCAACGTGAAAACACATTCCCAGGATAACACGACGTTCCTCGTGGAGGTCATCGTTCAGAATGCATCGGGTGAAGCCGTAAATCTGACAACGATTTTCACAGTTCCCTCAGTGGTCGCCCTTATGGGATCCAATGGGCTGATGCTTGGAACCCAAGCGGTAGGGTTGGGTGAGGATCAGTTGGTCGTTGGTGGTCGTTCCAAGATGAAAGTGGGACAGTAAAATCATGGCAACAACCCCTCAGTTCAAAGGTCCCGATGGTGTCTATCGGACCTCATTCGTCTATTCGACAGACACATCTCCTCAGTTTTTCTCAGGAATCTGTGATGTCGATACTGCGGACATGCAGGTAACTGTCCGGGGTGGGGATTTTGTATCCGAATCTGATCTTGTGGCTTTCGAAGGAACATCTTTCATTATTCCCAATCCGGCAGCTTATCCCGAGGGGCTGACGTTGTTGCCGGGATCTAACGTAATCCAGGTTCGGTCGGTTCTTTCCAATGGAAGTGCCACGGATGCTGCAACCGCTGATGTCACTCTGTCTCTTGAAAGAGATGTGCGGGCTAGTGTTATCGCCCCCTCAGATGTATCCGTTGAAAGGAAAGATCGCACGGTCAAAATCTCGGTAAGGGGCAGTTTGGATGAGAACATCACCGGCTACAATTTCTGGGGATCCACGGCCCCCGGTGGCGGTTTGGTTGGGTACAAACGAATCAATCCCACGACGATTAGTACGGGGATCACAGAAGATTCCACGACTATCCTGGGGGAGATGACAGTTGATGCTACGATTGCACTGAATTCCGATGGAACCCCGGTAGCGGATCCGACCTACCTCCAAATGTTCGGTATCGAAACCAGCTCCCCCGTTGGAACCGATGTCGTTGGCACCTCTATCACGATCCCTAACGTAATCAAGACTGACTACAATCAGTCCCTGACGATTCCTGATACGGTTACTCATGTCAAGACAACTTTGAAAATCGAGTCTGTTGAACGGATTCAGGTTTTCTCTTTTACTCATGATCGTCGTTCAACGGTCACCTCATCCCAGAATCCGGCCATTCAGGATTCCAGTTTCATGACCTTGAGTGATTCAGATCCCATCTACTACGTGGTGACGGCGGTCTACTTTATCGAAGGGGTGCAGTACGAATCTACCTTCTCTCCGGAAGTAGCAGCGGCCCCCCTGATCGTGACCCCTGTCATTGCATCCCTTCCTACGGTTTCCCGGCAACAGATCGTTCAGGATGTCACCCTGTCGATTTTCAGGACGCACCCTGAAGTAGATGTGAAGCCTGGGGCGGTTCTTCGGGATACCTTCATCGATCCCTTCTCGACTGAAGCGGAGAGGATCCGGTTCATCATTGGATTCGTTCAGAATTGTCAGTCCTTCGCGACACTCCTCGCCATCGATGATCCTGGTTTCACGGGTGCTTCCATCCCGGTCAGTCAATCGCCCTACAAGCAGGCGATGAAACAAGCTTTCTATCTGCAATCCGATCAAGATGTTCAGAACATCATCGACAATGCTTTTGATCGTCTTGCGGCAACTCGGGGACAACAACGGAAGTCCGGAAACAGGTCAAGGGGTGGTGTGACCGTGTATGTCACCCGTAGACCTACTACGACCTATTTCATCCCTATCGGAACAATCATGATGGGGGGCGGCATCACCGTTCGCACTACATCCTCCGGTCAGATTACATCGGCAGGGGCAGGTAGTTCCTACAACCCATCTACGGGAAGATACTCGACGTATGTCTACGTTCAGGCGGATCAACCTGGAGTCGCGGGGAATCTTGCCGCTGGTCAAATCCGGACCATCAACGGGGCCGCATCTGGCCTTCAAGTGATCAACGAGGAAGCTCTTTACGATGGGAAGGACGAGGAGAGCAATCGGGACCTGGCATCCCGGTGCGATGGGATCCTGGCGGGAGTGGATTCGGGGACCTTGAGGGGGCTTTATCAGAAGGCAGTCGATGTTGCCGGTGTTCAAGAGGTGAGCATCATCAGTGGTGGTCATGAGTTGATGATGCGGGATGTAGATGCCAATGGGCATCACACTGGCGGGAAGGTAGATATCTGGCTTCGTGGTTTCAACTTGGCAACCCTCACGGATCGATTTGCGTTCTCTTTTGAGGTTGTGAGGAATGGTCAATTCGAGCCCCTCGGTCCTCTCTCTAACATGCAGTTCAGGGCTGTGAACGTAGATGTTACGGAAGACAACCCGATCATCGAGATGATCGAGAACGTTCCTTGGGGAATCGTCTTCAAAGATCAAGATACGGGAAAGGTGTTCGACCTGACAGATGCTGTCATCAACCGACCTGATGTGATCACTCTATCTCCTGACTACAACAATATCCTGGGAGTCAATCTCACGGATCGGTTCATTGGGACCTATCGGTTCCGAACCAGCAACAAGCATATCTTTGCTCGTCAGCCGGCTGAAGCGATCCTGTCCCTGGTGGGGGAGGCCTCGGGGACAATCGATACGGACAAATATGGCTTGTACCCCGGCAGTCCGCCCCTTGAAATGGGGCGTTCCGATGAGGCGGGGGATTACCTTCAGGTTACTGAGGATGCCCCTGTCCCATCAGCTCAATCCCTGACGATGACGGGGGAATCCCATACGTTGCTTGACCGAACGGAATACCTCATTCAGTTGGGGGTTGACCCTATCACGGTCCGTGTATGGGATACCACCCGAACCACCGAGTACTATGGACCCTATCATCCTTCGGCAATCAAGGATTTCTCTTTCATTGCCGAAGATGCTGAGAAACCTCTTGCTCTTTACCTGACCATCAACTCGAGAATCACGATTGGGATGACAGTTCTCGTAGATTACGACTACGATGAGAACTTCACTGTAACCTACACCGTCAACTCCATGGTGGGCAACGTTCAGAATGCCCTCGATCCATCCACACACATCACCGCTGATATCCTGGCGAAAGAAGCCTTGGCAACCGGGGTTGATATCACGGCCACCATTGCCCTTCATCAAGGTCAAGTTCAAACCACGATGGACAGTGCCGTTCGGACTGCTTTGGCACGGTTCTTTGGTTCCGTGGGTCTTGGACAATCCGTCCGTCAGTCAGATATCATCCGGGTTATTGAGGATGTAGCCGGGGTGTCCTATGTCGAGGTCCCTCTCACTCATATGGCGAAATCCGATGGGTCTGTTGTTGTTAGGGAAGACCTCGTAACATCAGATTCAGTGACGGATTTCTTCCTGATCACCGGGTGGTCTACTCCGAATGTAGATGTTTTCCTTCTCCTCAATCCCCTAGTATCCGGAACTTTGGATAGCGGGGGGGCCATCAATGACTCCAAGGGGGTCTCGTTTGTCGATGCAAACAACATGGTGACAGATCTCACCTGCTACTCGGCACCCCCCAACGTCAATGGGGTTCCCATCCGGGAGCAACCGAACTACGCTTTCATCATCGGGAACGGTGGCCTGTGGATTCCAGGGTACAGTGATGACACGACGCTGAAAGCGGATTACCCCTTTGCATCCAACGACGAGATCGCAGACCGCCGGATCGAAGTCACTGCAGATCGGGTGCTCGTGGCCCTCCCGAAGGGTTCTCTTCCGAGGGATAACCAATATCAGGTGGCCTACGTGGTCTACTCTGATTTCGGGGTGAAGAACATCGAACCTGGTCCAGTAGAGTACCTCCAACTGGGAGTCGTGAACCTGACGTTCGATGAGGACCTGAAAGCCAAGAGGACATAGGATGGCTGATCCGAAAAACATCCTGCCGGGGATGATCGTACAGAACCCGGCCCCGTTCGCGGTGGAGAGCCAGGATCACATGACCGCGGTGAGGTCTCAAGTAGACCGCATCGTGGCCGAGATGATGAAGGTCATCCCATCCAACTATGTCTCTCAGGTTCAGGGTCCGTTCTACACCATGGAGTTTCAGGCTCTAGCGGAACGTCTAGCGGATTTTCAGATTACAGTTCAAGAGGTCCTCGCTGACTCGTCCTATGATTTCACTCGGTCGGAGGTCTTGTACCAAATTCTTGGGGCCTTGGTTTTCCCCGATGCTAACGCAACGAACGGCTGGCCCACCATCGAAGGGGACACAACCTACAGGACATTCCTTCAAAGGATGGTCTCCCTCATCCTCATGGGGGCAACACAAGCCTCGGTTCAAGGTGGCGTTGAAGCTCTGACGAGTGCCTCGGTTGAAATCGTGGATCGGGCTTTGGCGGCCCGCCAATTAAAAGGCGGGGGATCTGCTTGGGGTCCGGAAGACCAATTCACTTTCGAGATCAACGTCAGTGATACTCGACCGATTCTCGTGACTGACGAAATCCATACCATTACATCTTCCCTAACTTTCCCTTTGGATGAGCTGAACATTGACCCTGAGTCGGTTCGGATCTGGAATACTGCGAGAACCATCGAGTACTATGGTCCTTACTCCTACGGGGTGACTCGGGATTTCAACATCATCCCGGAGAACGGGGCAACTCCTCTCACAATTGAGCTGACACTGGATTCCAGGTTGACCGTGGGATCCGTAGTTTTGGTGGACTACACTCGGTACATTGAAAAGTTTCCGGATAATCCGTTCATCCTTCAGAAGAATGTCGATATCGTCATGCGGGCACTCAAACCCGCCCAATCCCTCTACGACTATCGGCATTTGTTTCATGAGGTCTTCTCCCCCCTGATTCAAGGTGAAGGGGTTCAGGTCTGGGACCTCTTCATGTATAAGTACGAGGACCTCCGTCGATTCTGGCTGGGGGTTCATGCGGTTGTAGGAACGGGGGGGGTTACTCTTACAGATCGGTCCTTGTTCCGAGACACGACTCGGGATTTCAGCTCAATCCCGTCCGGGTCCATCCTGACCATCTCGGCAGGAGCCAATCAGGGGAACTACCGGGTGCAAGAGGTTCGCGTGTTCCCCGTGGGGGATGATCCCTATCCGAGGGCTTATACGACATCCCCCACAGGATTGTCTGGGTTCGTGACAGTCCTTGGCTCGGAAGTGACTGACATCAACAGCACTCACAACTTTGCCACGGTGGTTGAAGACGAACTTCTGACGATCTCTGCTGGGCCGAATGCGGGGGTGTACCGGATTTACTCCTTGCAGGGTCTCAATGGTGGGGTGATCGGGCACTTCAACCCGCCTATGGGGGCTCAGTACCTGACCGTTCGGTTATCCCCTTCCCTTCTTCGGGTGGAAGGTTGGATGAATGCTGTGGCTACTGGACAAGGATATTACGTCGGGGTGGACCGTCTTGGAATGCAAGATCCGCATTTCGAGGATGGGGAAGATGCCAGTCAGTTTTTCTTTTTGTGACGGGTGAAGCGTGGCGATTTGGGGTGTAAAACAAGATGGCAGTAGCGATTTCACAAGTATCACTCTCGCCATTGCGGCTTCATTTCCCGGGGACACCGTTGAGATCCGGGACTCTGAGACCTATGTAGAAAACATCGCAATCAGCATCCTCAACCTTACCATTAGGGTTGCTGCGGGATGCTCCCCGACCCTTCAATCCGCTGCCGGAAATGCCATATCCGTAGGTGCGGGAAGGGATAACTGTCAGATCCTGGGTTTTGATGATACGCATAGATTGACCATCGAGTGTTTGGGGGCCGGAAATGCAATCTACCTCGCAGGCAACCTAACCAATTTCCTCATTGATTTCGTCAACATTGTAGGTGTCAATGCTACAGGCATGTTTGGGGATGGTGCAATCACCGGAGACCTTGATGTCCTGAATTCTTCTTTCACAGTTCATACATGCTTCTATAGTGCTTTGGGTTTCTCCAATATTTCAATCAGACTCAGCACCTTTGAGTGTCAGGAGTTGTACCGGGGCGACGTTTGCGGCACCAAATTTGAACGATGCATCGTTCGGGCAGAAGACCTGTTCTTGCCCGTCGGTGTGACGATGGCAATCACGGAGACGGGTTTCCTCAATTGCCTCCTGTTGTGTTTCAAGACAGCAGGTGTTGAACCCTTCCTGCATATCTTCCAAACGCCTTCCATCTCGTTTTTCATGGCTAACACCACCATTGTAGGCAGAACGCTCTATGCGTTGTCATCAGTCACAGCTGTCAGTTCTGATGCGGCAGATAACTCCGGGATACTGGATGCCAACGTAATCATCAGTGGTTTTCGGGTCTGGGTTACCTCGACGGCCGTGTGGAATACCGCTTCAGCCGGACCTTACGTCACCTATAGCGGTTTGGGCTATGGGGGACTAGCAGTACCCGGTATTGGTTCTGTGAATGCCGATCCTGAATTTGTGGATATTGCGGGCGATGATTGTCACCTGAAAAGCACTTCCCCTTGTCGGGGCATCGGTTCAGATCTTAGTGGGTTCGGTGTTGTAGATGATCTAGATGGGGAACCTCGTCCAGCTGGCCTGACCGATGTTGGGTGCTACGTTTATGTGTCGCCTGTTTTCCCCGAAGTCGTCGATGCGGACCATGTTGCCGAAACTATGGTTCGTGTGAATTTCAGTGTAGCCATGAGCCCTACGGGACTCCTGTCTGGATGGACAATCACGGGGGATGGTTCCCCGACGGTGACCTTGGTCACGATCAGCTTGTCGGGTTTGTACGTCACCCTGTCCTTGGATCAGGAACCCACCCTGGGGGAGGTCTACACAGTCACGGCCCCACTCACGGCTGAAAGCCTGACGGGGGACCTGATTGACCCTGCACATCGGGATGCCACTTACACAGGGCTTTCGTTCGCTTACACGCTGACCGCTGTGACTCCGACAACGGTTCTAGCTACGTTCACCAACGTCCCCCTCCCATCTGTGGGGGATATCTCCAATTGGAGCTTCTCTAACGTCACTTCTTATCCGATCTCGTTGACACCTTTGTCTGTGGACTATCCCTACGCGGGGGATCCTCTGCATGTTCTTATCACCGTCAAAGGGATGACGACCATCTGGTACAGTGGTCAACTGACACTTCCCATCCCCAGGGCTTTCCTTGGAAGACCCCGGGCACCCATTCCGATGTTCTTTGGTCTGGGAGGTGCTGCTAGGGACGTTCTGTGGACCAGGAAAGGCCCTCTAGTGAAAGACTGGGGGGATGACACCCCCGCTACAATCAAAGACGTTCATGTGTACGTTGGGGCCGTTCAGGCCGAAGTCACCGTAGCCGACGTCAATCCTTTCACGGGAAGGATTCAACTGGATATCCCCGTTCCTTTGCTCGTCCCGGGAGATCCCGATGCCCTGGTCACGGTGGATTACCGGTGGATTGCGTCCCCCATCATGGAACTGTCGGGCCTCAATATGGATGGCCTGGTTCTCAACAAGTGGGATCGCAATGGGAGGCTGCCCCGGGGAAGCCGATTCCCGATGGGCGTTGTCTTGGGTCCGAAGCATCGACCCGACCCGATGCAAATTGGCTGGCGGTTCATCGGGTTTGAGCGTGCGGCTTCGGCTATGCTCAACGCCCCCACCACTTTGGCTTTGAATCAGAGTACGGCGACGGACTCGGTTCCTTTCTTCTATCGCAGGCAACCGAGTCTTTTGGGGACTTGGGAAGCAACCCAATCCCCTGCCGATGCTTCCTGGAGTCTATTTGGAACTGACTCGGGATTCCTGACTACATCTGGGGAGTACCTCGGAACCTACACCCTCGAGGATGCCAACTCGGGTATCTATGA